CGCGGAACGCGCTTTCATAAGTTCCCTCCCTTATTTTTTTTAAAGCTCTTTGTTTTTCGTGTTCTTCACCCATAGGATTTGTTGTTTCACCCCTAACATTTATTGGGTTGTACATTTGCCCGATATCATCTATAACAACATATTCGCCATTATCCATCAATTCATAATCATCTGGATGTAAATCTTTATATGTCTCTATCATAGTATTAATCTGACTTTTTAGTTTCATCAGTTCTCTTATCATAATACTCCTTCATTATTTCTAAAGCGCATTCCCTGCATACGTATACGTTAGACACAAAAGAAGATAATTTGTATACAGGGTAGCACTTATCACGGCATTTTTTACATTTAATCATTACTTATCCACCAAGGACTTTTCTTTTTAATCCTCGCTCTTCTTTCATGATTGGATTCTTTTTTAGGATTACTCTTCCTAAAATTAACGATTTTTTTTATTTGTTTTTTAGTCAACTTTTCTACCATTAAATATCTCCATTGCTTGGTCAAATAAAGGGTGCGAATCATCGACTTCTGGTTCATATGTCACTTCTGTACCATATTCTTCCATAGCTACAGATGTTGAAAGTATTGCTACACATATTCCACAATTACCTTTTGTGTCTTTGCAAGTCTTTTCATGCTCTATAGCTTCTTCAGAGCTACACCACCAGTTTGATTTTGGTTTAACTACTTTCTTTTCCATCGATTTCCTCCTTATTCTTTTCGAATTTTTCTTTTAAATGCTCAGTAAATTCATCTCCTGTTTTTTGAAATAATATATATTCTGTAAACGTTAAATTAGTTTGTTGAACTACATTATACAGGTCATCTAATCTCTTTAATATAATAGATATAGCTTCCTTTACTTCATTCATAGTAGGTTTTTTCTGTTTCATACTTCCCTTCCTTAATAATTAAGATTTAAATTATATATTATACCCTAAATCTTGCTGTACTTGTTCTTGTTGTTTGTGTCTTTCTTCCCATAAAGACCCTCTAGCTTCTTTATGATCTTCTTGCACTTTTCTTCTTGCTCTCATAATAGCAGAAGGATGGCTTATTTCTTTATTAGCCCACATTTTAAGAGTGGGAACTAAATGCATATTTTTAATATCAAGATTAAGATTGGCTAATTCTTTTGTCCATATTTCATATATGAGATAAACATCATTGTCTCTACAATGTCTTTTAGTTAAAAGAATATGCTTAACCTTATCTTGCATTTTAATCCTCATCTTGTTTTACCATAGCACTAAGAATTTCAATGGCACCAGTTATTTTGATGATAGTTATTTCCAAATTATTTCTTTGTTCTACCAAATCAGCTAATCTTGTTTTTATTTTGTTTGCTTCATCTTTTTTAGTTTTAGACATTATATTGACTCCTTTTCTATTCTTACATTGTTAACTGTTAATCGAACATAAAGATGTTCTTTTTCCCTATTTTTATCTGATTTAATATCTATAAGCTCGACAAGGCCCGTTTCTTTGTTCTTGTAAGGCTTTAAAGATATTAGTTTATTTGCATTATATGCAATCCTAAATGAGCCTCTTGAAGACGCTATATCCATGCCTTCTTTAAAAGCAGCTTTACTTACTTCACTTACAGCAAATACAATTAAGTTTTGTCTTACCGCTAATTCCATAATAGCCTGCGAAGCTTCCTCAACTTTCATGTTGTTATCCTTCTGTTTGCTCTTAAATAGCCCCAAATGGTCAATAATTACTATTTCTGGCTTCCTAGGTAGCATTTTGATTCTTCGCTCTAATTCATAGGCATATGGAGCTGAGTAATCTACAGTTAGCCATTCAAATCTTTTATCCATACCATTTTTTAACTGTTTATAATGTCCTTTTAACTGCTCTTCATCCCATCCCATTTCTATTTGAACAAATCTAGACCATATTTGTCTTGGAGACATTTCCATTTCAACAAAATATGTAGGTCTTTTGAAATAATTTACCCAATTTTGAAGTAACATAGTCTTCATACTAGCTGGTGGAGCCTGTATTATAACAGTTTCACCTGGATATACAGGAAAACTTTGACCATATGGCTCACCTAAATTAATAGGCTTTAGGTCTTGAGCATAGAAATTGATAAGTTCATTTTCCATACTGCTAGAATCCATCATATTTTCACCTTTAATACCTTTGTGTAAGCTACATTTAGAATCACAATAGAATTTTATAACTGGATCATCAGCACCATATCTGTATCCCTGGCCATCATGACCAGTATAACAACCTTCTATTAGCTTGTGCATTTCTTCAACAGACATAGGATCTTCTTCTTCACTAACTTTTAATCTCCAATTTTCCATAATTAGATATACTATATCTTCTGTAAAATTCCATCTTAAATGGGACGCTAGTCTTAAAGCAACCATATGACGCTTACCTTTTGGAGCTCCTTCTAACATTTTTTGTATACAAGTAGTATTTACAGGATCTCTAGTATTTTTAACTTTAACAAGTAATTGTTCTTTAGGTTTTTCTTTATCTAACACATCAAATACAGGACTAGCCATTTCAATATCTTCATAATCAATATTTCTTGGTTTTGATGCCAATTTAATCAACTCTTTTCTAAATATATCATCTTCTGAAGATAGTATTTGTAAATTATCTTCTATACATACTTTATATAGTCCAGATTTGGTGTTTTTAGTGTTAAGTAAACGTATGATTCTTGTTTTGTCAGTAACAGATGGGTCTGCAAATTCAAATATACCAGCTTTAGTCAGCTCTTCTTTAACTCTTATGTGTAGGTTAGGACTTGGTTCCCATTTAAATCCAGATTTATGTACACCAATATGAAATCCTGTTCCACTAAAGCATATTCTATAATAAAGATTTAAATCATCTAGTATATTTACTAATCCCATTAACTTATCTCTCGCATTTCTTATACTACTACCATCTATATCTAATATAAACTCTTCAGGCATATAAATAAGCCCATCAAATCCAGATAATGTCTTTTTATTACCATAATATTTCAATACAGATTCATCATAATCATATAAAGATACAAATAAATCAGTATCTGTTCCTTGTAATTCCCATATCTCATCTTTACTTTGAAAGTTCCCTCTATTACTAACTCCAAATGCTACTTCTTTAATCATCTCCATGTATATCCTCCAAACCACTTTTAGCTACTAATATTAAAGCTCCTACAATAAGTATAAGTATTGAAATAGATATCAATATAGTTTCCATCATTTTTCCCTCCTTAATCTTGTTTGATGTTCATATCTAGCCCTTTTAATAACCATTTTTATAGTTAAGTGACTATATAAATCACCTTTCATGTTTTGCCCTAATTTTAATTCTTTAGGGTCTATATTAATAAAATGCATAAATTCTGTTGCCCTCATTCCTCCCCATACCTTTCTTTATATCTTTCCATTAAAAAACCAGCTTCTCTTATTCTATTTCTTTTGATATAATGAAATATTTTCTTCTTCAACCTTAATTTTGTAGCATTTTCCTGCTGTTTTATCTTCTTTCTTCGATTTGCTTCCCTTTTATTCATATAACCTCCTTTTATATAGGGAGACTCACATATTCCTTTGCCAGGTTACATAACAGGTTTAAGGTTACTAACGTAACATTTTACCTTATCTCTTGTTATCTGGACTTACAGGACCAGTTGTTGCCTCCCTATAATTAACGATTACCTACTCACTTAGAATGGTATTTCGTCGTCGGAGGGTTCAGAAATTGCTGTATCTTCTGATTTATTATCTAGTTTAGGCTTTATATATTTCTCAAAATAGTTTAGTGCCTTACTTTTCCAATAATCAACATCTTCAGTAGAGAAGCTTTCAGCTGCATTTTGAAACTCTGTAGGGGCAACTTGAGATAATGCTCTTGAATATTTTCCATCTTTATAGAAGTATATATTCATTTTCTTGCCTATTAAAGCTTCTTCACTGTCATCCATTTTGATGATTTTAGTTCCATCAGGTCCCTCTAAAGAGTTGCTAATACCTGCATTTGCAAATCTATATACCTGCCCAATAGCAAACTCTTCACCATCAGCACCTGTTTTAGCATAAACTCTTATATTAAAGTTATCTGGATATTCATCAAAGTGTATATCTAAACATTTTGATCCATTCCATTCACCATATTTAGCTTTTGAAACCACTAATTCATGCCAACCAGTAGAATACAAATTATTTCCACCACCTGGCTTTATTGTCATTGTTCTCATTTTTTCTCCTTAATTAAGAAATTGATTGTGCATCGTCATCATATTGAGCGATACCTACTATTGCTGATAAACCGTATCTTCTGCCATATGTAATAGCAGCTCCTACGCCTTGAGCATCTTTCTTAGACAATGGAAGTTTTACTTTAGATCTTAACCATTGTCCAGAAGAGTGCATTAATGTTGTTGTTACACAAACATGAGCTTCAATCATTTCATTTCCCTGACTAACTGACAGTCCATGTTTACTTAAATATGGAAATGCTGATTTAATTACTGCATGTAAGTCTGCATAATTAGATTTAAAGAATGGATTTGTACTTTCTTTTTTAGCACCTTCCATTTCAGACTGAGCTTTAGCTAATGCTTCAGCTAATTTGTCTATTTCAGGTGATTTCCATTCAGTGTTTCTTCTATCGTGTACTTCGTCAAAAGATTTCTCTTCTGCCTCATTTTTTGCTTTATTTTCTAATACAGACCTAGCAATGCCAGTTTGTTTAGAAATATCAATATTATTACTTTCCACAAGCTTCCTCCTTTGAATAAAGAGGCAGTTACCCACCTCTTTATGTGTGTTATGTGCGTATGATCCCCCCGATTGAAGGGTTCAGAAATTACGAAATTAATTTCTTTTTATCAAGTATTAATGTTGAAAAATTGAAAATAATTTCTTTAAAGTAAGGCTGTTTCATAACCAGATTCTTGATAGAATTTGATATAAAGCTACCACTCATATTAGAGCAGTAACTTGTAGCCTTTCGTGTGCATGGTTCTGGATCAGAGTCTTCATCAGAATACCAATCTTTCTCATACTTTTTAACAGTTATATTATCATATATATACTGTTGATATTGTTCAGCACCCATCCTACCATCGATAACAAAAGCTGGTTTTGTAGGGCATTCTGCCAATAATTTTACTATTTCCATGCGAGCAGACATACTATCTAATCCTAGTATTAGAATACCTTCTTTAGTTCCTTTATAGTGCTCAAATTTATCTGCAACGCTTTCAATCCTAAT